GCTACTGTTATGGCTCCAGATGTCGCCGTAGCAGGCGTCAAGCCCGTAGTTCCAAAATTTATGGTGGTTACTGCTACACCCGACAATGTAGACCATTGCGGTGCAGTTGCGCCAGAATTAACTGTCAAAATTTGATTTGCAGTGCCAATTGCCAACGTGTTGTATGCGCTAGTTCCTGCGCCGTAAGTCAATGAACCTGTTGCCAAGGTAGTTAGCCCTGTGCCGCCATTTGACACAACAAGCGTTCCCGCTAATGTAATAGCACCTGAAGTAGCACTTGAAGGCGTAAATCCAGTTGTTCCGCCGCTAAATGTGGTAACAGCAACGCCAGACAAGGTAGACCATTGTGGGGCTGTAGCGCCAGTGTTTACAGTCAATACCTGTCCAGCAGTGCCAATGCCAAGCCTTGTACCAGCACCGCTTGTTCCGCCATAAATGGTGTCACCCGCCGTAGTCATTGGAGACAACGCATTAAATGCGGCTGAGGCAGTCGTTTGACCAGTACCTCCGTTGGCAATCGGTAATGCAGTGCCAGACAAAGTGACGGCAAGCGTGCCAGAGCTTGTAATTGGAGAACCAGCAACCGACAAAAACGCTGGAACACTCATGGCAACCGATGTCACCGTGCCTGCTGTACCGTTTGAGGCAGAAGTGATCTGACCCTGAGCGTTAACAGTAATATTGGCATTTGTATAACTTGCCGCCACAACGCCAGTCACATCAATGCTAATTGTGCCCGTAGAGGTGATTGGGCCGCCCGTAAGGCCTGTTCCAGTGGAAATGGAGGTAACACCAGAGCCAGAGGCCAAAGACGTCCAAACACCATTTAAATAGGCTTCCAACAAAGCAGTGGTGGTGTTGTAGCGCAGTGTGCCGTTGGTTGGAGAGCCAGAACGCTGTCCAGTGGTTCCAAAAGGCAAAAGCACGCCAGCAGAGCCGGGGAGTGTTGGGTTGCTAGAAATTGAGATTGTAGGATTGCCGCCAACGCCACTGCCGTTTGCCACATCAATTTGACTTGCAGTTCCCGTGATCACTGAAGACGTAATCGCACCCGCCGTGGACAGGGTTACCAAACCATTAAAACTTGCATTGGCAAAGTTAGATGTCTGCCCAGACAAAGAGATTGTCGGATCGCCAGAAACGCCAGAACCGTTTGCAATTGCCAGACCAGAACCAGAAACCGCTATAGAACGGTTTGTAATGGCCGTAGAAGACGTCTTAACTTGAAACCCAGTGCTGGAGTTCACTAAGGACAAAAGAGCCCCTGTGGTCGATATATTGAAGAGCCCTTGAGCGCCGCCGTCCGTAATAACCAAACCATTGGTCACGCCAACATAACGGCTGTTTGCCAGTTGAGGGGTTTGGCTGACAGTTAAGTAGGAATAAGTTTGAACGGGTGAGCCAGCAAGCGCCGCAGTCGTTGTGCGAACCGTCACCCCATTCTGAACAATAGGGACGGACTCAGTACCAGTGATCGCACCAGCGGCGGGAAGTTGGGTGATTGATACTTGTGCGGACATTTATGTGCTCGTGTTCTCTGGTGGGTTCGGTGCAATGGTATCCAAATTCCCGTTGCTTGTCGGCGTTTGGGTGTTACCTTGCGTCGAAATTTGGAATTGGCTAGAACCATCCAACGACTCACTGCCAGTCATCAAGAAGTTATCTGTTGCCGCCACGCTGACATCAGGACGAGGAAACCGCAAGTTGATCCTTTCGGTTTTGCGTGCAGGCAAGCGATAGGGGTCGATTTGATCGGCACAGCCTTGATCGCACACCCGCAGGCCGGGGAAGTTCGGATCGCGTCCCAACGACACAAAGGTGCGCTTCATCTTGCATCGGTCACATACGCCGATTGCAAGCGAAGCCAGTCCTGTTGTGTCAAGGAAAACGGTCATGCTATCCACCTGCATTCAGTGATGTGTTGGTATTTGCCATTGTGCTTCACATTTGGGTTGTTTAGCCAGCGATATAGCGTTCCATGCCGCACACCAATGGAGCGAGATGCCTCCATCAAAGATTTGTACTCAACGCCATTTACAGCACATGCACGCATTGGGTGGCAATTTTTTAAAGATTCAACATGCTCTTTGGGTAATTTTTTTCCAATCCGAGCCGCACTTTGACGCTGTCGAACTTCTGGTCTTTTCATGGCCGCACTTAATGCCAGCTTTTGTTTTTCGCGCATGACTGGATTGCTCATTGGATTGCGCTCAAACATCATCTTTCTTTTGCTTGCTTTGTGTTTATCAGTGTGACGAAATCCCGCAGAACCCATGCCACCTTCAGCAATATTGGCAAGCTGAACGCCCATCTGTCGGAACGTGTCAATCAAAAATATTTCGTGATCAAATGCCTCTTGCTCTGTTGCCCACTTGGCAAGAATTTGAACGCCAAATCCATTGTGCTTTTTGACGGTACGCTTCCAGACAATGTTTCGCCCAGCAGAACTGTGCGCACGGGGTTCCGTTCCTTTACCAATGTAAAAGATAGAGCCGTTTGGCTTATTGTGAGCGTATGTCAAAAATTGCATACTATTTATCTGGTATAAACTGAAATGTTAGGTGCAAAATACACGGGCGACTTGTCGCGCTCTTCCTGCTCGGCTTCGTAAAGGTACTTGTCGGCCATCTTTTCCAAGTAGGCGACTTTGTCCATGCCAACGGCAGGCAATTCGAGGCTCATACGGTGAGCCAGCATCATCACGGTTGCTTCATACCAACGCTCTGGAATCTCAAGCTCGTCAGTCAATGAGCCCACATCCATGATTTGGCGCGAGTACCAGACCGTCATTTGGATGAATGGATCGCTCGGTGTAGGCCACAAATTGATCGTTGGGTTGGGAATCGTGCGGTTGAACCAAAACTGATATGGTTGGTTGGCCGTAAAGTTCTTGTTTGGCAGGTTGGTGTAATCATCGCGGTTCAGGCGGGACATCTGAATCTCACGGCTGTTGTTGCCAATAAACCATTCGCGCAAGGCCAAAGTTGTGCCATTAGAGGCCAAGATTCGGTAGTACGCCACGTTTTGGCCGGGGTCTATATCAGTCCAAACCCATTTGTTATCCGTTACGGTTATCGAACCAAGACTATCCAAGGTAGACCAAGTCGAATTGTCGGTGGAGTATTGCAGGGTGATTGTCCACACCGCACTGCCACCACCAGCCACATATGGCAAAAACCCAATAGAACCCGCATAAATTGGATTAGAAGTCCCAAAATTCACAGTGAAGTTGCCATTTGCAGAGGTTTGTTGGCAATAGGTCTCGACGTCTTGGTCGTACAGGTTGGAAACAGTGCCGCCTGCGGAGGATGTGTAGCTACCGTCAGGTCGGTTCATCGTGCGATAGAGCACGTTTAAAGCGTCTACAGCACCATTGGGTAGGGTGTACTGGTACTTGTCTGCTTGAAGCCCTACAACCTCTTTGCTGATGGCCCAATACTGGATACCACGGTTGATCAGGCTGGACAAAAGAAAGTGCAACGACTCACGCGAAGATAAAACCTGCTCAGAGGTCAACTCTTCAGCAAGTTTTCCGCACCGACGAGCACCGTGATCAATCAGCTTCTGAACATTGATGACCGTTGTGCCATAAGTTCCCGAGTACGCCATGTTGGTTTCCTTACCAGCCGGGGCAATCCCACCGCTTCAGCGATGCCTTAGCGCGTGGTGCATCACCCTTTGAATGCTCTACAACTCCGCTCATACGAGCGCAGAATGAATCTTTTCTTGGGCCACCTTGGGGCTGTGGAGCCTTCAGGTTTGACCCAGTCTCTCTATTGTATTTCGCTCGGCCTTTTTCGGTAAGCCCCGCGCCTCTTTCTACAGAAAGTTTTTCACCGCGACCCACAGCCAAACTGGGGCCACCTTCCTTCATTCTGGCTGTTTTGGCTGACTCTTTGAAGGCTTGAGCCGTTGGAGCACCTTTGCTACCCACTCGGCGCATCTTTTCGCCAGAGCCTTCAGCGATTCTTTCACGCTTTGCATTGATGTTGTCATACAGACCGCCTCCTTTGAATTTCTTGCCCTCATCAGCCTTAGCAAACTCTTTGCCGACCTTTTGAGAGATGCCTACCTTCTTAGCGAACGCAGGACTGTGCGCAACCGCCTCCATCAAACGATGCTGGGAAGGTGACTTGCTTGGCATGATTAACCTAATGGATTAACGTAATGTTTTTGCATTTCAAGAATAATTGTGTACGCATCACCAGCAGTACCATCTAAAGTGGTAAAAGTAATTACGCCATCTTTACCAGTGCCAGCATTGTTCCACAAGCCACCAAAACCCGAATAGTCTTGCGTGTAATTTGTGTCTGGTGGAATTATTTCAATAACCACGGGGGTGCTTGCTTTCCAGTTCATTTGAACTTCTAAGCCATGCGTCATTGCTGTGCATTTTAAAATGGTCACAGCATCACAAGCGCCACCCGCATTTGATGGCAAAAGCGCCGAAGGAGTTACTTTTGCAACAGCAGACTCATTTTCAGTTGTACTCATTGATGCGTAAAACTTCATAATGGCAACTCGTTCGCCATCAAATAATGTTTGAGATGTAGCCGTAATTGTCATTCATTTCTCCAATTGGAAGCAGGGGCCGTAGCCCCCACTTAAGTTCAGCAGTTTACTGATCCGCCACGCTTGCGGCTCGGTGTCATAGTCACAGATTTCTCTGTCTTGGTGACACTGCCAGCAGGCACTGCACGTTCTTTGTCAGAGATTGAACCCTGACCACTGAACGCATTACGCGCCTTGCCAACCAACTCTTTGACCATGCTCAGAGGGTTCAATGCTTCCTCCAAATCGCGGTTCACTTTGTTGGTCTTGTCATAAGCACCGCGAGACAAGTCCTCAAGAGTTTTCCGTTCTTTTTCGGTAACAGAACCTTGGCCGCTGGGGCCGCCATCAGCCATCTTTTGGTACTTGCTGTACTTCAGATTGCTATCGGCCTTTGCGGCACGCATGGTCGGAGCATATTCAGCCGCATTGGCCTTCATCAATCGACTTTGCGCAGGAGTCACAGAGCCACCACGCTTGAAAGTACCAGCCAATTGGTTGATAGCTACAGGGCTTGAAGGTGGCTTGCGGCCTTGAGGCATCGCGACGGGTTTGCCTGAATTAACAGTTCCCCCCGTCGCGTAGGCTTTTTTTGAGGCTTTACCCCCCATGCTGTAGCCACCGCCATTGGATTTAGTAACACCACCAGTAGCAAAACCACCGCCGTTGCCGTTCTTCACGCCACCAGTTTTGATGACGCCACCTTTAGCGTAACCAGCCATGCCGCCAGATGAAGTTTTAACCCTATCAGTGTCAAGTTGGCTACCCATACCAGACATCAAAGCCCGAACTAACTGCTCTGTGTCTGTTCTGTTTGACATACCTTTAGCAGAAGTGCCCATTGGAGATTTACCCAATGGAATGCCGTTACCAGCATTACCACGAGTAGAACCGCCCGTAAGACTACTAAGCAATTGCGCTATTGTTGCCGCATTGCCATTGCCGCTTTGCATTGGTGGCTCATCCATATAGCCACTTGGCAATGTCGGAGGGCGCATGCGTGGTATACGCTCAATTGGCTCAATCTCATGTATACGAGGAAGCGGCACTAAACCCGGGGGATCTATACGCTCAATTGGCTCATCCATTGGGTAGCGCGGAAGACGCATATTAGGCGCACGCTCAATTGGCTCATCCATATAGCCCGTATCTCTAGGGCCAATTGCATTTTCAATTGGTTCTTCCTCAAACCGAGGAGGGCGCGGCATCGGCATCGGGCGCACACGCTTAATTGGCTCATCCATTGGCTCACGCATATTAGGCGCTTGCTCAATTGGCTCAGGGCCATT